TTTGAACCCCAGGTAGTACCGGCTTGGTTCCAAGTATTAGACATAAGGATTTACCCCTATGCTATTCGAACTATAGCGTTACTTGCGTCTGCTGCTGGAAATTGAATTGTAAAAGTTCCGTTTGAAACTGTTTTGTCTGCTCCAAAAGCAACAGCACAAACTGCAGGATCGCCAGAAGCTGAATCATTAAAAATTAAACATCCATTAGCTGTGAATGAAGCTGATGTCCAAGATACATCTGCAAAATCACATACTGCAGTATCTGTTGATAGAACAGGAGTTACACTTGTAAGTGCTTCCCCTTTTGCAGTGTAAGCTGAACCCGATGTGTTTGAAATTTCGTTTGTTGAACTGTAAGCAGTTGTTGATTTATTTAGTGTAGCTGAACTTGTGTATAGAGCTATGTTAAAAGTATTTCCAGATGATGCAGTAAAGTTATGAACTGCTTTTAAAATTTCTGTTTTGAAACTATTACATATTGCCGATGTTATTGCCATAATTTTTTCTCCTAATTACTGAGGCGGTGACTCGATTGGTAATCTTACTGTTCCATCCGTGTAATCGTCTCTTCTTCTTCTTCCAATTTGCATAGCTGCAAACGTTTGTAAAGAACTTTTATACTTATTTTCATATAGTGTCAACATTTCCATTGGACCTTTTAAAAAAGCAAAAGCTTCTACTAAACAAGCATATAGTAGTCCTTGTGGAAAGTATGTACTTAAATATGTATCTGAATTACCAGTACTTCCAGAACCTAAACCAGTAGGCATTTTGTTATAATACACTCTAAATTTGTAATTAGCATCAGGTGTTGGTGCAAGAAACATACCTCCTGAAGTAGTGTCTGTAGTGTTAGTAGCGCCTCCAAACATGGAATAATATTTAGGTAATCCTGTAACATCTTGAGCTGTTTGTCCTCCAGAATTTCCTGTTAACTCTCCTACATACTCAGATATAAAAGTCTGGTCTCGTCTCTCTAACCACCGACCTTGACCAGTAGTAGCTGAAGTAGAATTAAATACTTCTATACCTCTTATAAATAAAGTTCCTGCTGGTGCATTAATTGTATTATCATCAGCAGCTAAAGTTCCTTCTTGTATAGATCTATCAGAATCCATTGGAACATCCTGGTTTATTCTAAACTCTGCAGACATAATAAAACCATCTAAAATAGTAGTTGTAAAAACACTATCATCTACTTCAGTATAATCTAAAATAGCTTGTTTTAATGTTGTGTATGTATATTTAGAAACTCCAGCCATAATTAACCTCTATCATTTACGGGTCCAATTGTACACTGAAAACCGCCCCCTGTTACTGCACTTGTAGCATTAGATACTAAAGGCACTGTTAATGAATTAAATATAATTTCTGTAGCAGGTTGTGCGCCTGTATTAAAAGTTGTTCCTACAGCTGTTGCTAAATAAGATCCATAAACTTTAGCTCCTGATAAATGAGAGCCAGCTGTTGTGTTAGATAAAGTTCTACCTTTGTATGGAGCAGAAGTTCCACGTGTGCATCCTGTTAAATTGTTACCAGTTTTACCGGTGTATTCAATTACTTCATTTAAATATTTTCCATAATTAGTTGTGTTTGGAGTTGTATCAATTTTTTCTATCATAATAAAACCAGAAGTTGGAAACTCAGTTGCATCTGTTAAAGTAATTGTCGTGACAGAATCATTTATATTTCCATTCAATGTTGTAGATAATTCTAAAGTTGTAATTGCAACACCTCCAACTGGTTGTTTAACAGCTTGAAATCTTACATATGTTGTGCCTTCATTTAATTTATTATCAGGAAAAGAAACACTTAAAACTGTAGATGCTGCTGTTGTTGTAAATGGATTTTCTGGTAAAATAACTTGTACAGGAAACTCAACTCTTGCAGGTCTTGCATGTAGTAATCCTTGTGGATCTGCTCCTATAGGATGTGGTTCTAATTGTGGTTGTTTAGGTTCAAATTCAGATGTATGTACCCATGCACCTGTCCATTCTTTAACCATTTCTTTATATGGAAAAGCTGCTCCTGATCTATCAGAGATTGCTAATGCTCTACTACCTTTTGCAAATCTAGCCATTATATATTTGGATAGTATGTCTTCGGAGTAATAAATGTGCTAGATGCAGAACCATCTTCAGATAATGCTCGAGCTAATTCATCCTCGTACAACAACTTCATCTCCTGTGTTCTTTGTGGTGCAAACTTCATAGATAAATAATAACATAATCCTGAAACCATGCATGGTACAAATCTAAAAGGCGTATCACCTGAGTTAGTAAAAGCTCCTGCGTCTTGAATTCTTTTTACATAATAAACACTTAAAAAATTTGATGCAGCAGTTGAATTAGGTAAAGGATAAATAGTTATTGTAACTTTATCTATAAATCTTTGAACCCAAAATTGTGAAGGTGTTCCATTAGATGCTTTGTTTGCTGTTGCAGCATACGCATCTCTTGCAACTTTTGTTAATCCTGTATCGGATTGAGAAGTTGTATTATAATTTTGTCTGTAAGAAACATTTAAGATATCTGAAATACCATAAATATTTGTAACAGGTGTAGTTGTAGCTTGTGGAGGATTTGCCCCACCGGCTGGAACGTCTGTTGAATTTCTATAAAAAGTATATGTACCTGAACCTTCATCAGTTGCGTCTACATTTGTTGTTGAACCTACAACTAAATTAACGTTAGTATTTCCTACTTCCCAAAAATGTATTCCTCTATTTCCCCATTCTTGAAAAAGAATGTTTAAAGATCTTCTAGCAGTTTTAATTTGATGACCAGCAGTGCCTACTAAACCTAAACGTTCGTATGCGTCTGCAATAATTTCATCAATTGAAAAGTCTTGATCAAAACTATAAGACTGTGAAGTAGTGTTTGCCATTGGCCACTCTCCTTAAAAAGTTCCTATTACGTAAAAAAAATCACAATTTGTAACGTCTACGTATGCACCCTCATCACAATAAATACCAGCTCCAGGCATCTTAAACTCATGTACGTGGTTTGCTGCTGTTCCAAATTTACCATGAAAAACTAATTTAGATGCTGTTTTAGAACTACCTGTTTCGTTATATATTTTTATTTCAGCATCAGCGGCAGTAGATTGAGCAAATATATTCATAATATTTACTTTCAATAAATTAGTAGCTGTACTAGTGCTACTAGTATTTACTAAACCCTGTAGTTGTCCATCCGCTGTTAAGACAACTGATTGTCTTACTTTTGATGATATTGATGACATATTTTTATCTCCTTATATTTTATGTGAGGCCGAAGCCCCACAATAAATTAGTTATTACGCTATTGTTGCACCTTGAACTGAAGTCGCAACCCAACCAATAGTACTATTCCAAACTAGAGTAGCTGATTCAGCTACTGCATCGAAAGTAATTGTAGTTCCATTTGCAAATGTAACTGGAGTTAAAGTTCCATCTCCACCATCAACAATCATGTTAACTATTTTAACTTGCCCTGAAGTTGTTCCATCAGCTAAAGTTAATGCATTAGCTCCAGTAGTAGTTAATTCAGTTACTAAGTTAGTAAGGTCAACTGCACCCGCTCCTGATAGTGATTGAACACCACCAGTAATAGTTGCATTATAAGTAGCACTTGTTGTAAATGCACCTGTTGTTGCGTTTTTTGTTACTTGTTCAAAACCATTCTCTGATCTGACTGGTCCTGAAAATGTTGTATTTGCCATATTAATATCCTCCTAGATATCTGAATACTGTCCCTAGGGTTGTCGACTATACGCGTCAGCATTCATCATTTATTAAATGTATAGTAAGTTATTTATATAATAGTTTTTAGTAGAGTGCAAGAGAGCCCGTAATAAAAGTGCGATTTCAGCGATGTAGCTTTTATATTAAGTAGCTACAGAAACTTGTGGAGCAGCGCCTTCAACGCTATTTTGCCTGTGAGCAATTTGAGCTTCTTCAAGCTTGATCTCAGTAATGACTTGTTTAACTTTGTCATCAATTCTGACCATTTCAAGAGTGTATCTATCATTAGATAGATGCTCCTGTTG